TAATATTTTGTGACTGTAAAACAGACATTATTAGTTGAGGTGCCATAGCCACGGCATTAAATGCGGTTTTATATTTAAATACGGAGACGAATGCGTCATCAATGAATTCTATGGTATACCACCAATAAGCGGGTATATGTATGATGGTGCCTTTTTCTGCAGTAAATTCAAGAAATTTTATTTTGTCGTAATCATTTTTATATTTTTTATCTACATTCCAAGGATTAATTGGTGACCTAAACTCAAAATTTTCATAGTCATTATTTTTATACAAATATTTAGTATATTTAGGCGAACACATTTTAATATTAATTTTTCCATTTGTAACATAGAAATAATTTCTATAGTTAATATTGTATCGCAAAGGTGTTGTTCCAGAACCAAACATAAAATCATATTTACAATTAACAACTAAGAAAGGTCGTAAAAATTCATCATTATGATTAAATACTTTAATCATCCCCGTATCTTTTAGAAATTCACGATTATTTTCAGTTATGTAGGTATTTCCCTTATCTTTTTTGAATAGTTTAATTGCTTTACAAAATGGTATTTTAGTGTATAGTTCTGTTTGTTCTTTTCCTCTAAGATGAATATCGAATGCGTAATAAAGATTATTGATGTAGTTGGGGTTGCATGAATCAAGAAATATTTGATTATTATAGTTAAAGACAATGGGTTGTTTAAGGTCGCATATTTCTTCTAATTTATTTTTAGAAGGTTGTACGATTTCATAAACTTCTAAATCATTGCTTTTCTTAATATGAAAACATACGTGTAAATAAATATATAACACAGTACAGAATATAACTATTGTAAGTAAATTGTTCATTAAAATTTACTTACAATTATTTATAAAATATTCTACGAACTACTAGCGGTTTCTAAAGCATCTATACGTGAAGTTAGTGATTCTATGGCTAATTGAATGATGTCGTTATTTTCGGTTGCATTGTGGTTAGTATTTAATGTTTCGTTGAATTCAATATTATTATTTTCAATTTGATTTAGCCTGTCATTTATTTGTTGAACTGCGTTGTTTATACGGTTTTCCATTTCCGCAAGCTCTTCACTTTTGTTATTTCTTGAATTGCCTTCGTTAATAGTTATATCATTGAGTCTATTTTCTATGGCTAATATTTTATCTTGTATATCTTCATTAGGGTTAACTTCTAAAGCAATTTTAAGTTCGGAAATATCGCTCGTAAGTTTATTAAGGTTGCTTTCCATAAAAACAACCTTTGTTGTATTATCCAATGCGGAAATAGAGTTTTCAATAAAATCTAATTTTTCATTGTAAGTAGTTTGCACAGTTTTAATTAATTCTTCGTGTCCATTTAATGTTTCTTTTATAGATGTTAAATCGGGTCCAGAACCTGACTCAGAACCTGACCCAGAACCAGATTCTACACTTAATAAACGTTTGTTTATATCTTCAAAAGCAACGTTAATAGCCTCTATATCAGGTAAATTTTCAACAATATAATTATCTTGTTGTCCAAACTTATTTTCAACTTCCTCCATATTAGTATTTAATGTTTTTTCTACTTTTGAAATTCTATTACCTACGAGTGATATGGCTTGTTGAAGAGTAAGTTGTCCAGATGGTTGTGTAGCGGTATTGGATACAATTAAATTAGGTTTTTCGGGAGCAGGCATATTATAAGATGCTCCTGGGGCTCTTCTTCGTTTAGCTGATGCGAGTGATGCCATTATAATATTACTAAAATAAAATAATTTTATATTATTTTCGCATATTCATTTTTAATTCATTGTGATGATTGTAGTTTTCAACGACAAAGTCGTCAATTGAATACTGATCAATACTTTCATATTTATTAATAATAGAAAGAGTAGGTAATTCCATTGGAATATTATTTTTTTGTATTTTTAATGTTTCTATATGGTCGTCGTATATGTGTGCATTTCCCAAGAAATAAACAAATTCACACGCTTTAAGGTTACAATGATGAGCTATTAGATGGGTAAGAAATGCATAAGATGCAATATTAAATGGAACTCCTAAACCTACATCGCCACTTCTTTGATAAAGTGCTACGCTTAATTTATCACCATCAAATACATTAAACTGTGCCAAAACATGACATGGAGGTAATGCCATTTGGTCTAATTGTTGCGGGTTCCACGCGGACATAATTAATCTTCGCGATGTTCGGGTATTTGGGTCTTTTAGGGAATCAATAATATATTTAAGTTGATCTACACCTTTATTTGTATAATCTGTTTTACAGTTATCGTATTGTGCATTAAAAAACCTCCATTGATGCCCGTAAACGGGTCCAAGATCGTCTTCTTCTAGATTAATTAATCCGCGTGAATCTAAGAATTCTCGCGATGAATTTTCGTTCCATATCTTAACGTTATTTTGTTTTAGAAGTTTATTATCTGTAGAGCCACTTATGAACCAAAGCAATTCTTTTAAACATGTTTTCCAAGCAAGTTTTTTAGTAGTAAGAATAGGTATTTTATTATTATATAAGTTAAATCTCATGGAGGTTCCAAATATAGCTTTAACATTACCATTTCTACCGGACTCGCTGTGACCATTTTCTAATATGGTTTGTATCAAATTAATATATTGATATTCATCCAAAGTATTATCCATTAAAATATTATGTATTTTATTTTTAATTTCTTTTGATAAAACATATGGAAGCTATGAAAGAATCAAGATTAGATATAAAAGATACATTTGTAAATCATGTATTTAAATTTGACATTGATAGTAATAATGAGATAATAAATATATTTCAATACACATTGGTATCATTTATTTTAGTTGTAATATTAAATAAGTTTTTCCAAATTTACATACCGGAGGCGGATGAGACTAAACACTACACAGTATTAATTTTTGAATTGCTTATTCAGGTGATAGGTTTATTTTTAGGAATGATTATTATTCATAGAATAGTAACATATTTACCTACATACACTAAAACTTCTTATAGAGAAATAAATATGTTAGGATTTGTAATTCCATTTTTAGTTATACTATTAAGTCTACAAACAAAATTAGGCGATAAAGTAAATATAATAATGGATAATTTAGGATTTATAAATAATTTCACAAATAAACAGGGAAGTGTTAGTCATAATAACATTAATGTAAATGGTTTTATGGTATCACAACCATTATCGCATGTACCTATCCAACCGTTACCAAATGATTTTGCATGTCAGCTATTGCCTACACCCGGCACTGCGAGCACAAAATTACCGCAAGTGCCATGTGTAGGCGTTCAAGATACTGAGCCATTGCAAGGTGGTTCGGGAATAGGTTTAATTCCGAGTAATGACGAACCGATGGCTGCGAATGCAGCATTAGGAATGGGTAGTTCTTGGTAAATTATTTTTCATTAATGATTTTACTTTTATTCTGCCCAACCATTTTCTATTATAAGTAACAATGTATACGATTATGAAGGCTACAAGTAGTATAAAAAACACTAAAACATATAAAAGCAGATTAGTTATATTATTTTTGATGGTATTAAATTCTTTTATTTTTTTTTTTAATTTTCCTAAAATAATTATGTTATTAGATGGATCGGTTAATAAGGATGACCCCATGTAATATTATTTTATAAGGTTATAAAATAATATTAATATAACCTAATATGGGTGAACAAGAAATATTGGATACTGCAATAGAAAACAGTAAAAACAATTCAATTATAAAGCTAAATAGTTATAAAATAGCTAAATTTAAAGAAACGATACTTGTAGATTTAGATTTATCAGAGACGGAACGGGATGTATTTTTAGAAAAATTAATTAATTATAGACTGGTAGATGAGATACCAGATTTAGAACTGGGCAATTATATAAGATGGGTATCGGTTAAAGAAGGTGTGGATGAAATAAAGCTAACAAATGGTGGGTATATTTTGAGTATAGAGATAGAGGAAACTGGTGTACATATAAAATGCAAGAATTCTATGAATAGAATTTTTCAAATAAGATTGCATGAAAATATTGTATTTCAAAAACTAACAAATGATGAGGAATTATTGCTAAAAGTGCTAGATTATTTAGAGACGTAATGTATATTTAATATATTTATATATTAATAGCATGGATTTTGGATTTATAAAAGAAATTGCTAAATTTTTCAAAGCAATAGGTGGTTTGTTTGCTGGGATAGGCGAGTTTTTAATAAAAACATTAATGGGTTTTGAGAATACAACAAATCCATTATTTCAAATGCCTGGTATTAAAATACCGGTATGTTATTTACATCCATTTTTTGTAATAGCATATTTGGTATTACAACCTTTAAAAGAATTTTTAATAAACACAGTAATGATTGCGGTGGAACCATTAAAGTATGTTAATCTTATAATTAGTTTAGGTTTTAGTAGGGAAAAGTGGGTGAACTGGTTTAGAAGTTCGTCACAACAGAAAAATACAAAATTACAAACTATGAGTGATAGTGTTAAAGATGAGGTAGATAAAAATATTACAAAAATATTATGGATTTGTTTTTTTATGTTAGCATTATCGTTTATATTTGTCCCATTAATAGCAGCATATGCATATCAAAACACCGGGGTCGCAATACGAATAATGTTGCAAATTATGATTACTACATTTATAGTGGGTATAATATTTAGTAATTTAACATCTATCCAATCGTTACCGATAACCATGGGTATAATAACTATGATTGTGTATAGTTATGTAAGATACGTAAGGATAATAGCTGTATGCATTGGTAATAAGTCTGGTTCAGGAAAGGTTGTGGATGAGACACAGCCAACAGGTAGATTGTTACCTTTTCTGTTTATGTTACAAGAGCCTATGGATAAAACGAGTACAAAATTTACAAATTTCTTTGCTAACTTTGGTAAAGAAGGGTTTTTATCAAACTATATTTATTGGATAGCGTATCCTATTCGTATAATAGGAATTTTAATTTCAGGTTCATGGTTTTCAAGTAGTGAACGAGATTTGAATCCACCGGACAGATTATATGGATTTTTGTGGTGGTTTTTGAATACCATAGATATTCGCACACAAATTTTTGGCAAGTCAAAAGGTCTTGATTTATTCGATATTGAAAAAGAAAAGGAAAATTTTTCTAATAAAGTTGCGCAATTTAGTCCAGAAAGTCTTCCTGCTCCATTTTCTAGTGCCGCGGTATTTGGTGAATTAGCATTTAAAGGAATTCATGAGAGGGAACATAAGAAACTTAACGATGATAAAGAAAAAAAGAAACTTAACGATGATAAAGAACAAATAGGGGGGGGTGAGGTACTTAATCCTAAAGATAAAAGAGAAATTATGAAACTGGCGTTCAAGATGAAATTACGTAAGGACTGGAACATGGCGTTGCCTTGTCGTCTAAGAAAAATGATGATATTTTTCTCATCTTTATATTATGGGTTAATAATATTAATACGTCTTGTAATAATACCTACATTAATCATACGTTATATTACGTCATTAAACATAGAGGATATGTTAGATAATACGGATAGAACGGGTAGAGCAAAGGGATTTTATGTGTTATTTTTAACAACAATATTAATAATTAATGTGTTGTCAACATTAATAATAGTTTTCCCAAATCCTAATGTGAATCAAGCTGCAATGAAACCATTTTACCTTATAAGTAGATATATGACGATGGCATTTTTCCCGTCGTTTATAATAGCATATTTCTTTAATCATATAGTGGAGGGTTGTTTTGAGAGTTATTCGGCCATAGATAAAATAAAGAAAGCTATGGACGATCTTACGGGGCAAAGCAAAAAATCTAAAATGTCAGCGGAAGAGGAAGAGGCAAGAAATGAATTACAAGCATGGTTAGAATGTTTCTATGAGAACAACAATGAAAAACGGGCGGCAAAACCTGGAAAGATAAAGAAGGAAGCGAAAAAAAATTACAAGAAAGCCGAACAATACAAGAAGAAGTTAATTAAAGAGTATGGTCTTGATACGTGGGAATGTCCCCCCGATGACGGGGATCCAATTTCTAACGAAAGTTCAAATGAAAGTTCAGAAACAGGTACTTTTGTGTAATAGTTTAGTTTTATAATGCGAAAGAATTTGACATTCTATATGTATTTTTTTTATCATGTTCCTCGCGTAATATTCCCAATTGAATGGTTACACTAATAGGATTGTTTTTAAAATCTACAATGCGTCCATCATGATATCTAAATTTAAATTTAAGTTTTGACAATTTTTCTAATGGTGGTTCAGAAATGTAATAGCTTGTAAAGAATGAACTATCATGTAATACTGTGGAACCGGTTTCATTAGAAATCGGAATTTTAGCAAACGATGAATTATATACTCCATTATAATCGTTACTGGTTTTATTCAAACATTTTTTACCTCTTAGAGTAATATTATTATTTTCAATATGTTTATAATTTCCTGAACGTTCTCCGCGTAATGAGGCCAATGCTACACAAGATAAATATGATATATCAGTAATGTCGTTATTGATATCAACAGAATATGGTTCAATTTCGTCTATTGAATTATATTGTTCTAATTCAAGATAAATATCTTGTTCACCCAATAACTGATTTGGATTAGGTGTTTTAATAACCTGCGATGTATCTGGTATGGTCTCTTTAGAATTATCACTTCCTATTATAGTATGGGATATTCCACTAGTAGAACTGTATATTTTTTTATCAAATCCTAGGTAAAATGGAAGTCCCCAATTAAACGTGTATTGGTGTATATTATTAGTATAACATATATTAGAATATGATATTACTTTAGATGCCCTTATGTTAAATGAGGCATCAGCATTAGTATGGCTGAAATAAAAGGACATATTAACGTCATTATAATGAATGTTCATTCTATTATCAATTTCTTTTAGTTTTGTATCAATCGCAACGGTCATTTGTTCGGGAGTATAATACCCATCGTCAATTTCTATGGTATAATTGTTGCCGCATATGTCAACATTCATTTTAGTATTTTGGTTATAGTTTGATATAGTATATATATATTTTGGAAGTTGTATGGATACGAGTTGAATACTGGATACTTTTTTATATTGTATAGGTAATCTAACCTCAAACTCGTTGGAGTTAGGCCATTTAGTTATATCTCTATCTTGTGAATGTATAGAAATATTTTTTTTTTCAAAAAGATAATTTTTGTTTTCTTGGAACATTATATATAATAAAATAAAAAAATAAAAAAATAAAAAAATAAAAAATATACTTAATAATAAAGATGGATAATGATAAAAAAGAGTTACAAAAGTTAACAGTATTTTCTAATGGACTAGGAACGTTATTATATTCAACGAAACAAAAAGGTTTATACAAACCTGGATTATTGATTATAATGATTTCGTTGATTGTAAACATGTATATAGAAAGTGCATATAGTGGAAATAGTAAAAACATGATACCTAAATATATTGCGATTATTATTTATTTGTCTGTAATATTTGTTATCTATTATTATTTATATCACAAATATGAAGATATAATACATGAAAACAATATATATGGTGAATTTAAAAGATTTTCAAATCAGGTAACGATAATATTTATGATAGTATTTTTTATGGAGATATTTTTTATGTTAGATTTGATGATTGTTAAAGAAGGTATAAATTTTGATTATGTATTAATAT